ATATTGTACAGGAGTTGATAAATGATTATAGGTATCACTGGGTTTATTGGTAGCGGCAAAGACACTATTGCTGACTATCTTACTACATTTCACGGGTATAAAAGAATTAGTTTTGCAGGTACACTCAAAGATGCTTGTTCCGCAGTTTTTGGTTGGGACCGAGAATTACTAGAGGGAACTACAAAGTCTAGTAGAGAATGGCGAGAGCAATTAGATGTGTGGTGGAGTGAACGATTAAACATCCCTGAACTTACTCCTAGGTGGGTATTGCAACAATGGGGAACAGAAGTTTGTCGCAATGGATTTCACAATGATATCTGGGTAGCAAGTGTAGAAAATCAATTACGCAAGACTAAAGACAATATTGTTATTACTGACTGTCGTTTTGCTAATGAAGTAAATGCTATCAAAACTGCAGGTGGCATTACAATGAGGGTAGAACGCGGTGAGAGACCTAAATGGTATGATGCCGCAATAGCATTTAATCGCGGTGCTAATGGCAATAGTATGTGGGCCCTAAGTAAAACTAAATTAGACAAACAAAAAGTACATGCAAGTGAGTACAGTAGTGTTGGATTAAAATATGACCATTACATAGACAATAATGGTTCGATAGATGACTTACACACTAAGGTCAAATCAATGATCAACCTCTAAGTCCCCTTTACGCCAAGTAACTTCTTTTCGTTTTATAACTTCTATACAATTCAAACAGACTGTTCGTAGATTGGTATACTGATTATTTTCAAGTTTACCATCAGTATGGTACACTGTAGCTTGTGAAGGATATAGAAATTTAAACCCGCAAACATCACATGCGGGTTTTTTCTTATACCCTGCTTTTTGCCAACTCGGTATTCTTGGCTTTTTCTTATTTTTCTTTCTGCCACACTCATCACACATACTCCTATAGTATGTTTTTTCATTGCGTATATAATTTACTGCACATAGATTTTTATTGCATTCTTTGCAAACAGGTCTAATCATACAGTATTTAACCCAGAAACCTTTAAAGGTACGGTTATTGGTGCTTTTTTTATGATATGCACTAAATATTAATACGTTAGGGCGTTAACCCTCATAATCATAACATAAAGGAAATTTAACATGGCACTAGTATCACCAGGCGTAGAAGTAACAATCATTGACCAGAGTCAATATTTACCAGCAGCCTCAAGTTCAGTTCCTCTTGTAGTCTTAGCAACAGCGCAAAACAAAGCTAATGCAGCGGGCACAGGAGTAGCGGCAGCAACAACAGCCGCAAATGCAAATAAATTATATACGCAAAGAAAAGACATACTATAGGAGTATGTGTGATGAGTGTGGCAGAAAGAAAAACAAGAAAAAGCCAAGAACACCAAGTTGGCAAAAAGCAGGATATAAGAAAAAACCCGCATGTGATGTTTGCGGGTTTAAGTTTTTGTATGTATCTCAGTCTACAGTTTACCATACAGACGGTAAACTTGAGAATAATCAATATACTAATCTACGAACTGTCTGCTTGAATTGTATAGAAGTTATAAAACGAAAAGAAGTCACTTGGCGTAAGGGTGACTTAGAGGTTGATTATTGATTCAACTTGAGTATGCAAATCATCTATTGAACCATTGTTGTTTAAGTAATGATCATATGTTAGGCCGACACTACTGTACTCGCTTGCATGTACTTTTTGTTTGTCTAGTTTAGTTTTACTCAATGACCACAATGAATTACCATTTGGGCCACGATTGTATGCTATTGCGGCATCATACCATTTAGGTTTTTCACCCCGCTCAACTCTTATTGAAGTGCCGCCGGCATTTTTGATAGCATTCACTTCATTGGCAAAACGACAATCAGTAATTACGATGTTGTCTTTAGTTTTACGTAATTGATTTTCTACACTTGCTACCCAGATATCATTGTGAAATCCATTGCGACAAACTTCTGTTCCCCATTGTTGCAATACCCATCTAGGGGTAAGTTCAGGTATATTTAACCGCTCACTCCACCACGGGTCTACTTGTTCTCTCCATTCCCTACTTGAGGTAGTAGTACCTTCGAGCATTTCGCGGTCCCAACCAAATACTGCGGCGCAAGCATCTTTTAACGTACCTGCAAAACTAATTCTTTTATATCCGTGAAATGTAGTGAGATAATTTGCTACTGTATCTTTCCCACTACCAATAAATCCCGTTACACCAATAATCATTAATGATCTCCTATAGTGTATTATATTACAGAATAGTGAAAAAGTAAATCCTCATTTAACCAATTATAAATGATAATGGTTGACTGTAATCTACAAATCTTTTTAAGTCTTCCAATAATTGGTCTTGCATTGCTTTACCCTCAGCTTTCAAGGTAGTACCGTTTAATGTAGTTCCACCTCCTGGGCCAGCGATACTAGCAAATTTCTCACGGGCCTCACCTAAGATGCTCAGACATTGACTAAAGGTCCAGTCACCAATCCAAACACCACTACCCGGATCTTGTAACAACACTTGTTCAGGTTTTTGAATGTCAGCCCATATCAATACTTGTTCCCCGCTAGCTTTAGGATCACGAACAATACGCAATTCTTTTGTAACAGGATTGAAGGTGAATATAACAAAGCCACCGAACATACGTGCGGCTAATTCAATATATTGAGCATAAAAGTCATAAGTTGCCAAACCACCTGCTTGGTTGTAATTTAACAAATAGGTATTAAGAATGGCACTACTAAAAGGGTCAAAACTACTTGCACTTGGACCAGTCTCCAATCCAATTGTTCTACGAAACAATTGTCTTACGTTAATGAATTCCGAAGGTAATGTATAAACATCTAAATTCTTTTCCATCTTTAACAAGGTGTAAGATTCCTGTGTTGAATTCTGAGCCCGTTGTCTATAAACTTTAACTGCGTATTGATATGCAGCCTCATAGTGTTCAGGATCTAATTCTACATCAACTATCCCGCCACCAAGACGTAAATTTAAATTTCTAAATAGGTCTTCTTTTAATTCGTCTAGTGTAGTACCAGCCATATAATTCTCCAGATAGTGTATTTATCTGGAGAACTGAACATAATCAAATATCGTTAGATTTGCGATTTTCGCTGTTGAACACGTTAAACTCACCACCGGGATATCGTGCTTTTAATTTCTCTACGTTCTCAGCAATCACATCATTAGGATCTAGGCGAAGTGCCCTGCAAGCATTGACCCAGTACCACATGATATCACCGAGTTCTCGTTTCATGTGGAATACATTATCAGCAGTTAGAGGTTTACCTTGAAAGAAAATCTTCTTTGGAATTTCAATAAACTCACCTGACTCTGCGGCTAATCCTAGACATGCGGTAAGCAATAAAGGTACGTTGATATCAGGTCCATGTTCTTGTGTTACATCATCAAAGTTACCGTCTAGTTCATCTAAACGATCCATAAAAGTTGTCAAATCATTGCTTGGTTGACTTGTCACAGCTTTTACAAAATCACTATATTTGTTCAAATCTACATTCATGGCATACTCCAAGCATCAAATGCAAGTACAAAGCCCACAAATAGTAGAATAAATCCATTGCTAGTTTGTCCAAATGCAAATGCGTTCAATCCGCATAGCATGTTAACACCACCTAGTGTGTAACCTACTTTTTTACGATTTTCACCTAACCAAAATACAAGTTTGTTTATCATATTAAAATGCTTTCAAAATAATCATGTTTTCATTAAAGCGACCATTGGGCACTGCACCAACTGCTTTAATATCTTTAAAGTATTTACGAGCCGCGGGCTTGCTTCCCATAATTTCTTTAATCTGCTCACCGGGCTTACGCAAAGTTTTCATTTCGCTGGTGTTGTTGTCAAAGCCTAGAATTGTGTTACCTTTTACAGTAAATGCTTTGCTATACTCATCCGCAATGTAGTGATGCATTTTACGCTTTGCAGTATCATATACCCATGCCTCGCTTGCACCATGCAACTTAGTTGGATGTACGCTAATCAAATCAAGTTTGTTCACGGCATCCTTGAATACTTTCAAATACTTGAGTTTAGCTACAATCTTCTCAACAGGAACTGCTTTCTTTTTACGCGGTGCTTTGCTGGCTTTCTTTATTGAGATATAACTGTTGAGGTCACTCAACACCTGCTCAATGAATTTAAGTGTGTTACGCAATTTAACTTTGCCTAAATAACTATAGGCTTCTGTCAACTGTTCGTCCTCGCCTTCAGAAACCATGTCAAATTCTTGTTGTTTGCGCTTCCAAATCTCAACAATCAATGAGATATGCTGTGGCATGACATTAAACTTAGCAACAATGTCAACTGTTTTTTGTGTTACTTTTCCGTCAGTAATCCATTCATCAAAAATAGATTCAAGTTCACCTGCGGCTTCTAGTGCTTTTTCACGCATAATCTCCTGCACATTGGGGCGATTGCTAGGTTCTTTATCTTTTTCAACCACTTCGGGTTTGTTGACCAGTTTATACAAACGGCTTATCTCATTTTCAAGAGTGGTTGATTCATGTTCATTAAGTTCAAGACCACGCATTGTCATACGTGCCAACCAGCACAATGTCATCAAAAACTCAGATTCGTGAACCTTACGCAAATGTTTAGATTCGACTGTGCGATTATGATATTCCAAATACAGGCAAAGCAACTCTTTGGCGTCTTTTTTGCCATAAAAACGATTGTACCAAGTGAAACTTTGTGTCAATGCCAAAGTTCTACGATCACTATCTGGTTGCAAAGGGAAGAAGGGTTCTTCACCCATATATTTTGTGTCAGCATCACGTGGATTTAGTGCTTTGACAAAGTGGTCAGAAGTTGGTTTGGGTTTACGGGTTGCCATGTGTTCTCCTATT